GCCTCTTGTAGGGAGATACGTGTCCGAGGTTTAACCTGCTCATGGCCCAACATCTTGCGATGAAGGGTATGTAGCGTATAGAGGTAACCGCCCATGTAATAATCATGCTTCTGCACGATAACACTACGACGTATCGACCGCACCCGCCAGTGGTGGTACGCAACCTGTCGACTTCCGTCGACCCGCTTATCAAGCGGACGGTTGCAACCCCTGACAAATGTCGGTCTTGCCTCGTCCCACTCAGCCCATAACACACCTGCTGTTCCAGCAGGGCCCCAGTATTTCCGGGGAACCAATCGTCGACATGCACGCAGGAGCAGTATGAACCGGTGATAAACCGGTCCACCCTCCAACCACGCAACAATATCGTTGTGTAGATTGATGATTTGGCCAAGTGTAGTCGGGAGACGTTCAATGTAAAACGGCTTCACGTTACGACCGTTCCAATAATGACCCCCACAGCTTTCGCGGAAGGGACCACTACTGAAGGACTTCTCCCGATTAAGGGCGAAGCCACAGTAGGCCAGCAGGCGCTCGACTTTCTGAGCGTCCGACGAGGGACATATGATATCGTCCCCATAAACGCTAACCTTTTCCTTTCCACAGATTGCTGCCACAAGACAGAAGAACAACGCTGTCTCCAACTCAAATGTATAACCATTACCCATCGAGGATATTTTCTCAAAGGAGATTTGGCTTCCATTCGGGAGCGTACCACTATGTGAACGTAGATCGACAAAGACCTTTGTCCATGAAGCGGGGCACAGCAATTCCACAAGCGCGAGCGTGACACAGTCCGATGCTCCTTGAAGATCAAGGGTGGCGTTCAGACCGTGGATACTCGCTTCTTGTGCCAAACGCCCGTGTGTTTCCTGAGCGTCAGGTAGGAGAAGTCCCACCTTTCGTTGCAGGCGCTGACGGATAAGACCGCCCACGCCTTTTTGAAAGAACATATTCCAAGAAGGTTCCTTAGCACATGTTCGATCCGATCGGTAGTTCTTCACTACGGTGAAGACTTTATTACCATCAACTTCCGTGAGTGGCCAATTACGGCCACACCACTTCTGGAAGGCAACAGCGTAGGTCATGGCGTCCTTCGTGACGTGGGATGCTCTATCCCACTTATGTTGAGG